GGAAATCACTCGGAGACAACACCTTCCAGTTCATCTCGATCTTCAGTTTGTCATCGCCGATGACCTGGCCTATGAACTTCCCATTTGCGTTGCGACCGGCGTTGACTAGAGTGGAGACCGTGACCGTCCCACTCTCAAGAGCCGGTTCAGGTATCTCGATGCCGCTTGATGTACGCACCCATGAGGACATTAGCCTGTCACCTTCACTAGACTCGAAGTGACCCCGGCACGATTCTCGGCCTTCCTGATGACCTGTCCGACCTTCTGGCCGTCCATGTAGACCGACCCGTCACCGCCGAACTCAACAGAAGACATCGCCTTGGCTACGGCGCTGTAGACCGCACCACCCATCGCCTCGACGAAGCCGCTGTTCTCAAGGGGCATGACGGTGTTTGGATTGCCGCCGTAACCGCCTATCAGTTCCGGCCCGGCTTCGCCAGCTATGAACAGGCGACCCACAGGGGGAGAACCACCAGCCGCGAGAGGGTCGATGGGTATGACGGGTTTCACGCCACCCAGTATCTTACCTGCGCCTGGGATTCGCTTTACGTTCTTCAGTAGGTAGTTGATAAGTCTGATGGGGCCGTTGTTGATGAGGCGGATCATCGTGTTGACGCCGCCGATGGTGATGGATTTGATGCCGCTCCACGCGCCTGAAAGTCCATCCTTCAGGTGATTCCAAGTGGAACGCACCTTGTCTCGGATGTTGTTGAAGTTGTCGCGAACGATGTGCCACACCTTCAACACGGGTCCACTCACAGCATTCTTCACAGCATCCCAGGCGGATTTCGTGATGTTCTTGACGTACTTCCAGGCAGAGTCCGTCGAGGCACGTATCTTGTCCAGCGGTCCCTTGATCTTCGAGTAGACATACTCCCAGGCCGTCTTTGTGAGTGCTTTTATCCAGTTCCAGGTTACACCTGTCGCGGTCTTGAGCCAACGCCAGGCAAGAGTCACCACACCGACGATGAGTGCCACGGGAATGAGGACTAGTGCTTTGATGAGGTTCCAGGCCCACTTGATGACGGCAACGATGGCTGTCCATGTGGCAGCGAACTTCTCCTTGAGGTTGTTCCACAGGTCAATCCAGAGGGCTGAGTCTCGTTTCCATATCTCAGTGAGGTGTTGCCACCACCATTTCATCAGATAGAAGTAAGCTATGAGGTTGACTATGACCGCAACAATGATGGCTATAGGCACGGCAAAGGCAGTACCTATGGCTGAGATTCCAGCCTTCAATCCACCGGCCCCAAATGCAGCGGCGATGGCTCCGACCAAACCGTCGGGTCCGGCTACGAGTGCGATGATCGTGGCTATGTTCGCGCTAAGGACACCGATGAACTTGATACCAAAGAGGCTACCCAGGAGGCCGCCGATTTTCCCCATCATCGTGAGGAAGATGTCAAGCCCCTTCAACGCCGTGAAAGCCGCAAGCGCGGCCCCGACGGCTTTGGCTGCTTTGGGATTGTCGTTGAACCACTGGAGTATCCAACGAACCGTCTCAAGCATCGCTACACCGACTGTGTTCAGCGTCCAAGCTCCGAGAGGGAGCAGTACATCCTCCCAGAACTCGGTGAACCCAGTCCAGACGTTCTTGAGGAAGGGTTTCAGGGCGTCCCACAGACGACCGAGGGCTTTGATGAAGGGGCCTAGCGCCTCTTTGATCTTGGCGAACGCGGCTTTGACTGGAGCAAGCAACTTCTCCAGAGCCTTGATGTCCTTGAGGAAGTCGTACAGCGGGAACGGTTCGATGCCGGGTGCGACACCGCCACCACCGACACCACCGCCACCAGCACCGCCACCACCCCCACCGCCGCCTCCACCACTATCGCCGAGGGGATCGGTATCAGGCTGAAGGATGTTCAACTCGTCTATCCCGAGCGTGTAGTCCTTCATCTTCTTGACAGCGCGTGCAGCTCTCTCTGCGGCCCCGGCAGTCTTACCCATATTGTCGGACAGACTGCCAACCTCATCATCGGCCTCTGCGGCTCCAACAGAGAAGCCGCCTACCATGTCCTTGTACGAGGGCATCTTGATACCGAATAGGCCGAGGAACGAACGAGCGGCCTGGTTGATGGCTTGTGCCAAAGCGATGAGCCACGGGAGGACGGCCTTCAGCATAGGCATGAACGCCCAACCTATCGAGCGCGCTGCTATGATGAACTGGTCCTTCAGAATACGCATCATGTTCGCAGGCTGGGTGATGGTGCGTGCCAAGTCGCCCTGTGCTCGTGCAGAGTGCCGCATGATGGCGTTGTGCATCAGTACGGCCTTGCTGGCCCGGTTAAGCTGGTTGATCTTGTAGTTCAGCCCTTCAGCGTATATCTCCTCCTGCAAGGCTACGTTGGTCACATCAAGACCGAAGGATCGGATGGCCCGCGTCTGTCCAGACATCGCCGAGCGGAACTTCTCGAACACCGTATCGAAGTCCATGTCGAACAGTGAGGCGTAGTCGTAGGAGAGTTGTGTGAAGTTTCGAGACATCGTGCTCGCGGCGTTGGACGTGAGATTCAAGGCGTTCGCCATCTCGTAGAAGATCGCGGTGGTGCTCTGGAACGCCACCGGGTCGATCCCGAGGGAGTTGCCTATCTTGTTGGCATAGGCGTCCATCGTGCCAGCGGCTTTGCCGAAGACGACGTTGAACATATTCAGCTTCTCATTGTAGGCCGACGCCTGCCCGATGAAGGTCTGGAACAGCTTAACGATGCCCGTCAGTATGAAGAACGCGAAGAAGATCGTACTTCGCAACTGGATGAAGGAACCACCGAGCACTCCAACGGATTTGGCCCCGCCCGTGCCGAGTTGCGTCAACGACTTGCCGAAAGCTGCTACTTTCGACTTCACCGCGTCGATGGCCGGACGCATCCGTGAGAACGCGCTAGTGGCCGCTGTGGCGGCTGTGGCGGCTCCTGCCGCCGCTACGCCTCCTGCGGCGGCTGTGGGTGCCACAGCGGGCATCACGGGGCTAGAGACGGCTGTGGGGATGACTGGGGTTGCGAAGGCGGCTTTGCTCGCGGCTCTGACACCACTGGCATTGACCCGAGCCATCGTGGTCGCGAGGGTACGCAACTTGCTGATGGCCGGGTTCAGGTTGCGTGTCATACGCGAGAGCGACCCTACGAACTTGTCAATGCTCGCAGCCGCAGTATCCGCGTTCGCTTGGACTCGTAGACTTAGCTCATCTACGGTTATGTTGCCGTCTGACATCACACTTCCATTCGGTTATGTGAACGGGGCAGACACACGTCAGGTGTCCGCCCCGCTGGGCACACTTGCGGGCTGTCCCTTGGGGGAGAGCGCCGCTGCTACAGCGAGGAAACTGTTTCGCTGTTGGATCAAGTTCCGTTCACGCTTCTGCTCTGCCAGTTCATCATCGAGTTCTGGCCCTAGCATCGGCTCGCGGGGGTATTTCGCGGAGCTGTTCTTGGAGAACGCTTGCGAGAAGACCACACCCGTACCGAGCATCACGTACCTTCCGGTGTTCCACGCAAGGATGTCAGCTAGGATCGCGTCGTTCTTCTGACGGAGTTCTGCCGCTTCGATGGCATACCGCACAAGTTCAGGTTCTCCGTGCCAGAACTCATCGTAGGTGACACCTATCGTCATCACCTGGGGCAGAAGGGCGTCGAAATACTCGCCTAGAGTCGCGTAGACCTTGGGTTCGCTTTGATGCGAGTCGGTGTCGTCTACTCCGACTCGCCCGAGCCGAAAAGCTCGGAGTACGCCTCTGCCAGTTCCTCGAACAGTTCCTCGGACTTGACTGCGCCGGAATCGAGCAGCGAGTCGAGCATGGAAACGGCCTTGTTCGGGTTCATCTTGTAGCGGCTGTATAGCGAGGCGAAGAACAGAAGACCGATGGCCGAGAAGGGCTTCTCAGACATCAGTGACGTGGTGAGACCCTGCGACTCGGCCATACGGACGCCAGCCCGTGTCAGCTTCAACTCGTAGGTCTTCCCTTCGTACTCGACTGAGGTGATCTTCGGTGCTCTCACTTCCGGTGTTACTTCCGGTGTGTCCTCGAACATCATAGTACATCCTCTCCTTCAGATGGACGTGCTTGCGACCATTTTCCAGGCTGGTCGCCCACCTAATTGCTGCCTCTAAGAGACGGCCCCACCATCGACTTCGGTGAGCGCGGTGCTCTGCGAGATGTAGAGGGTCGTGGTCGCCACGGCATCGACGGAACTCTCACCGGGAGCCACAGCCAGAACCTCACCAGTCCACCAGTACCGCAAGTCTAGCGGTGCCGGGAACAGGACCGAGAAACCACGAACGGTGCCCGTGGCGGGGGTCGCTGCGGCGGCGGTGACAGCCGCGACGAGTGCCGGGGTCATGTTCGCACCGAACTCGAACGATCCGCCGAGGTCCATCAGACCGTTGATATAGGTCTTCTGCTCGGTCTGGGCCAGCGTGGTCGTCTCCAGCTTTGCGGGCGGGGCACCCAACGCCGGGATAGAGGTGATGTCGGGGATCTCCGTCCATTCGGTAGGGATCGCCGCTACGTCGTTGGTGACGGTCGAGGTGCCGTAGTAGAGCTTGATTCCTGCGGTGGACTGAGCCATCAGTCACTCCTTCATGTTCAGGGTCGGTACGAATAGCCTGACGCATCGAGTACACAGTCTCCGCGCCAGGTGTGCTGTAGCACGTCTGCCGCTATCGGTGCGGCTCGGCAGAATCGCCGAGTGATCTTCAATCCTTCAAGAACCGTCGTCACAGCTGTAGCCAGTTCTCGTCCGGCCTCCCAGCGGGTGAGGGCTTCTCCCTCATCGTCCCGGCAGTTCTGTGTCTGGATGTCCAGTTGGTAACTGAGACTGGTCACTATCTCGCCATTGACCGTACCGTGAGTCTTTGGTACGTTGACGATCTCATGTACGACGATCATCGGATACGTCTTCGGTGACTCGTCGAACGGCTTCCTGACGTTCACGTTCGGGATGGCGAAATCGTGAGCCTCTAGGGCATCGAACACGTCATCATAGAGTGACGGCACGATTCCACGCCTCCTTCACGGTCGCTTGGGCCGGGGCGATGAGCACCCTAGACCTAAGAAGCATCGACGCCATGTACATCGGTGCATACGGCGGGATGCCATGCGACCACGTTGCGGTCCCAGTCTTCCGGTCGGGGTACAACCACCAGTCCTTGCTCGGATCGGGATAGTACCCTGCTGCGTGCATAGCCGGTGTAGAGACCAAACCATTCGCACCCGCCGCGCCCGTTCCGAACTCAAGGAAAGCGATCTGCTTGCCGCGCCAGATGACTTCATGGCCCACAAGGCCCACCTCGACGCTGACTGCCGCGTTGGGGTTCTCCCCACCGAGATAGTTGCCGTCCAGGTCTGCTATCGAGGCGATGTTGTCGCGCACCTCGGCAGCAAGCACATCGCATGTCTGCTGCTCGATCTGCACGGGGATTTCGTCCCGATACCGTCCAGCCAAGACCTTGAGACTCTGTGTGAGCTTGCGGATGTTGCCAGATGACAGAGGTATGACTACCTCACCCATCAGGACTCAGCCGCTTGAAGCGGACCTTCGCAACCCCACCTGCACCGGGATCGACGCTGAACACATAGAAGTCTGCGTCAGCAGCCATCGTGTCGGTCGGATCGCTCGGTGTCACATCCAGCCACACCTTGTCGAGCCGTATGATGTTGTCAACTTCGTCGTTGTTCGTGATGGCCTGTCTGTAGTCCACGTAGGACGGCCCGAAGGCCAGGATATCCACGCTGGAATACAGCGCACCCCAGTTCCAGTTGTAGAGCACGGGAGTACCGTACTCGGGCACCCCGTTCGTCACGGTGCGCGGTGCGATCCAGATGGGCCGCTTGAACTTCTCAGCGGTTGCCACCATGACTACCCCGTTTCCGCGACAGGTGTGATCCGTGAGAGCATCGAGGGTGGGAACGACCCCTTCTCATACGACCGCTGTAGGCCGTTTTCACTGAAGTTGTTCACCCCGTCTACTCCGCGTTTCTGGTACAGGTACACGCCCATCTCGATTGCGAGAGAGTTGTACTTCGTCTCGAATGGGCGCACGTACTCTGTCCAAACCACTGTACCGTCGGTCACGGTCCCACCGTCGGTCGTCGGCCAAGTCGGCTCGGTCTCATCGTCCGACGTACCCGCCGTCGTTACTTGATAGAGATGTTGATTCTCGTGAGTGGGCTGTCGGATATCTCCAAGCACGTAGGTCGTATCGAGTGTCCACGCCTTTGCGTTGTCGAGGCCACGGTAATGCCTGATGGTGCCGATGGCCGCGTCTGATGCCATCTCAGCGAGGACCACCTCGGCGGGTGTGGGGCTTGTGACCCCACACCACACCAAGATGGCATCCGCTACGTCAGTTGCGAGTGGAGTGGTGTCGAAAGGCATTTAGCCTAGGACA